GTGTTGATGCGCCAGTGCCAGCATATTCAGGGAAAGTTAAACTAACTTCAAATAAATTTGGACGAGCGCCATCGCCTGTCATTTGTGAGCGGAATTGATTTATATTAAATGCCATTTGTTTTCTCCTATTCCTTTATTTATTAGAATTTCCCAACAATTTCTTCAAAACTTACACCTGTTCTAACAGCAACAAAGTTTAGTTGGATGAAATTGATGGATCTAGCTGGTTTAATATACAAGTCACCAACAAACTGATTGTTATCTACGATATCAGAAGTGTTATTTGTAGCATCACATACAACACGGAAATCAGTAATACCACGGCGACCTTTTACATCACGAAGGAATGGTTCAACTAAATTGACAAACTGTGCTCTTGTAAATTGGTCATTGAATTCAAACATTGTTGAACGTGCAGCACGAGCAATAGTTGTTTCTAGAACAATAAACAAACGGCGAACATTGATGCGGTCAAATACTGATGGACGATTCAACATTGTCTTATCACCAAACAGGATTGTACCTTCACCTTGGAAAGTAACAACTGGATTAATACCTTGAACATACAAGTTATCACGGTCGGCTTTCGTTGGATTCCAAGCAAGTTTAATAATATTTTTGATTCCACCACGAGTTAAACCACCTGGTGAATACCATGGGTCACGTTCTTGGTCTGTTCTAGCACAAACGCCAGCAATATCACCATTCAACGGCACCCAACGGTATACATCGTTGTATTTGTCGTATTGATATTTGTATCCAGAGTCAAGAACAGCGTATGATGAACTTGATAGTCCTGCACGGAAAGCAAGAATGCTTGTTGTTTCAGCACCGGCATTGTTTACAACAGAAGATTTTGTTGGTGATAAAAACACCATACAATCTTTGCGGCTATCAACTAAAGAAATCAAACTTGCTGCAATTGTAGCATTACCAGGACCAGAAATTAGGAGTGATAGTTGAACAGCATCTTCACCACCAAACTGGTTGTATGCAGTAGTAACTTCTGTATTACCAATCGTACCATCTGCACCAGCAGTCATTGATGCTGAGAAAGGTGTGTTGATGTTGGTAAATGTTTTAGCAACAGAACTTGTTCCCCAATTTGATGCACCGGGTTGGTGATTTAACCACCAAACATATTTTGATCTATTATTGATAGTTGTTTTATAGAAGTTGGATGCACCTTCATTTGTCAAAGCATCAGAAGCCTTTGAAACGAATGCGTATTTTTCAAGAACTGTGTTGGCAGTACCAGCAAATTTACCATCTTCATCAATAACAATAACGTGCATTTCATCAGCAACACCATTATTATCAGCAACATAATCAGAAGTTCCTGGTGCAACGCCGAACTGGTCAGCATATTGCCATTTACGAAGAACTGGTGTGTTAGCAACAACAGTACCTAATGCCGTAGCAACAATAATTGCGGTTGCATTAACAGAAGCCACACGAAGATATGTTGTACCACCGTCAACTGAAATTAAGTCGCCAGCAACCACGTTAGCAGCTGCATTTGCATTACCGTTAACATTCAGAGTTGTGGCACCAGAGGTAACAGCATTTGCTCTTAGTGAGTCTGTGACAGTTAAGTTTGATGAAAATGCTTGTGAACTTGGACATATAGAAATTCTTAGTGAATTTCCTGCTGCGCCTGCATAACGAGCACCAAATGGACCAAGTGATGTATTGGCCGATGCTTCCCAGTTTGCAACATAGTCACTTTCATTTTTAATCAAAGCACCAACGCCGTTTGCGGTGGCGTTCAATGTTGATGAAGTGTTTGCAGCACGAACTACTTTTAAATTGTTTGCATATGCTAGAAAATTTGCGGCTGAGAACCAATATTCATAATTTGTAGAGTCTGGTTTACCAAAACGGTCAACAAGGCGAACCTCGTCAGTAATGGTAGTGACTTCATCAATTGGACCCCAGTTAAAATTTCCAGCAACACCACCAGTCGAAGTGGCAATCGAAGGGACAACAGTTGTCAGGTCGATTTCTGATATATTTAATCCAGGTGATAGCTGAAAGGCCATTTTTTACTCCTTAGTTTACGGGACAATTATACTTTATGTTCTATTTAGTTTTTTTAGTTTTTACAAATTTGAAGTCAGATATCCCGATGGAGTTTCTGGTTTCCACATATCGCCATCTTCTACTGAGTAGTCCTCTTCTGTTCCATTAAATGCAAATCCAAAAGGAACAACATCTTCTTCAATTTGTTTAATTCTGGCTTGATACATTGCTTCACGAATATTAACATCATTTAATTCTTTAAAGTATGGGTTAGTCGTTAACCAACTAAACAATACTAATGGCATAACCAAATCGTCATGGTAACCATCATCTGCGGCATAACTATCCTTTACCTGAATGAAAGTTGAAATCTCTGATATGGTATCTGCATCTGTTATTAATAACTTCTTTTCTTCTACTAATGCTTTGAATGTAAAACATCCAATACGTTTTACTCTCTTATCTGTTTGCACACCAAGTTGAGTTTTACCACCACCAAAACCACCGGTAACTGTTTGTCCTGTTTTGGTATCTCTATTTACAAAAATAAGGTTTTCATATTCTAATTCGTTATGCATGATATGAGCCACTTGCTCACTTGAGTTAACCTCAATCAACACATATGCCATATTATAATCTCTTGCCACTTTATATATGACGCTTGGGTATAACATTGGTGCTATCTTATTATCTCTAAATTTACCCACTAGTTTGTATGGTACTGATGACACATCCATAATCACAAATGCAGAATAGTCACCACCAACGCCTTTAGCTGTATCGGCAACGATAACATATGAATGTGGTTTGCCTATTAGTTCTTCAGTATCTTCATCAAGCTGTGCTTTGACAGGGTACTCATACAAATCTAAACCGTCTTTGGAATAGACTGTAGGACAAGTTGACATATACTCAATGGTGTCTGAGTTAATCAACGTCAGGGACGATCCTAAGAACTTACAGAGTACTTCCTGATTGTACTTCAGGTCACCTAGTTGTCTCTTCTGTTCAAGTGCCCATGCTTCAGTTCTGCCTGGAATCTCTGAGTAAGGAATAAACATCGGTACAAAGTCGTTGTTCTTATTAACGGCATCATTCCAAAATTTCCAGAAATGGTTATAACCCAATGGTGTTGAGGTAATAAGAATTTTTGTTGTTTGACCGGCAGAAATAACTGGATATACCGCAGTAAAAAATGCATCAGCCACAGTATTTGGAATGATTGCAGCTTCGTCAATGTACAGTAAGTTAACTGACTTACCACGAATACCAGCAGCCGTTGTTGCCGCAGTAAATACAATTGAACCATTTTCTAATTCAATGTCACCTTTGTTCCATGTTTTAATACCTTGTTGCATCCAATCAGGCAGATGTTCAAACATCAATTGATATCGAGCCATAATCTCACGAGCTGTTGATGCCTTGTTTGCAAGAACGGCAACAGTTTTATTTTCTTGAAATAAGGTGTACCATAGAATATAGGCCGCAGCAGAGGTGGTTTTACCTTGTTGTCGACCTTCCATGAGAATGACTTTACGATTATCATGTATTAATTTAATCTTTCTTTTTTGACAATCGTAAAGTTTAAACGGTTGGATACCGTGGTCAAGTGTTACAATATAGCAATAGTTATCAATAAAATATATTGGGTCATCTGCACACTTAGCTAACTCTAATACCTGTTCTTCAGAATAAGAAAAATCAATTCCTATTCTTTTGAGTGATGAGTTGCCGTTATATCCATTATTATTTAACATTGTTTACTTTATAATACTACGCAGCATCCATGCTTTCTTTTGATGAGCGCCTAAAAGTTCTTGCAAAAAATTAGATACAGCTGGTTCATCTGCTTGGTCAGCAGCAACAATACCTGCACGGAGATGAACGATGAATCTATCGTTGTCAGATTTGATTTGTGCCATCATCGCTAATGCTGATGGAATCATATCAACAGATTCTTCAATGTCTGCCAATTCTAAGAACCTTTGCATTGAACCTGGAACATACGAATCTAAGTATCGAATATGCTCAGCAATCAAATCTGTTTGTGCAAACACTTCACTATAAAAACCATTTAAGAAATCGTGGTATTGTGGAAAGTTTTGACCCTCAATGTTCCAATGAAAGTTGTGACTCTTTAGGTATAATGCAAAGTTAGTGCCTAGAATAACTTTGAGTTGTTGGATTAATTGTTCCATAATTACTTATTCTCTCTAATTTGTTTTAATAACTCTGCGGTTGAACCAACAAATACGGCATTCTTAACATTAATGGATGAATTGCTTTGATTGTTTTCAGGTCTCAACTCTTGTTTTCTTTTTTGAATCTCTAAAAGGTCTTTATTTAAATCAGCCAATGTTTTAATAAAATTGGCAGCAACTTCATATGCTCTTGGATGTTCAGACTCTTTAGCTACTCTTAATAGGTCATCAATAGAATCTGTACCTTTAACTATAAGATTTTTGATATTGGTTCTGGCTAAAGAAGAATCAACATCAATATCATCACCATCTAAGACAACAGGCATTTCTACCTTTGTCACAGGTAAGTATTTTGGTTCTTCTAAAGGTCCAATATCAAAAATATCAGATAAGCTATCGTTTACTTTACTCATAATGTATCAGGCCATTCAGTAAATATTTCTTCAAATCCATATGCTTTGTCAACATTGGCACCAGCTGGCTTTGGTATAATAACAATTGCAACGGCTTTTGTTGGAGAATTGTCTACAGTTTTAATTGTATATCGTGAGTTAGAATATAGTCCAACAAGTTTATCACCAACTTCAAGTCGTTGTGATAAGTCAGTAACAACTAATTGACCTGCTCCTGTGTTACTGAAGTATAAAACTTTACCTGTTGTATCTTTATTAATAACACCAATATCTTCACCAGTTGTAAAGTAACCAGATTTGCCATTTGCGTAATCAACAAAAACTTTCTGTGCATCTAGATTGGTAGAATCGGTGTATAGATTGGTATTTGCTTGTAGAATTAATCCTTTATTTGAGGAAGGAGAAACAACTGGTGGCCAAATATAGGCCTTTGCTGTAAATTCTAAGTTCCAAATAATCAACCTTGTGTTCATAAAATCACCTTCATAATCAACTTGAGATGATACTGAATTTAACATAATAGGCATATCATACAATTGATCCATTTCTTTAATGAAATCAACTGTAACTGTAAAGTCTGGTGTAAAGAATGGTAAAATTTGTTCTAGAATTTGTGTACCATCTTCTGTGTTTCTTACATATATGGATAAACTAAAATCAAAGTTGTAAGGAACAGGTGCATATTGCGTTTTCATTTTTGATGAACCAAACGCAAAGTTTTGTAATGTTGTTTGTTGTTTTCTACTAGAATCGTATGCCAAACCTTCCATATCAAAACTCATTCTAGGAACGGTTGTTGCAATTGATTTTGTTAAAGTTGGATCAGAATTAATTCTAACAAGGTATTTTTCTTTGGCACCATAATTCAATGGCACTTTTGTAATTTCGTGAGCCGTTAAACCGTCTTTAGAATAACGTATCAATTGAATATCATTAAACATAGATCCAAATGCCACCACAATCTTACGAATTGTACGATTATAGAAATGTGAATTATTTAGCATTATGGTTCACCAAAAGGGTTATGCTCAGTAAAGTCGATTACATTATCAGCTTCACCTTCAATTCTATTATTATCAATGATATCTTCAAATGCATTGTCCATTGTTGCTGTATCAGATTCAGTATTAATTCTCCAAGCTGCACCAGAGGTTACACCATATACAAATGAGTTGGCAGTAAAATCTCCACTTAACCTATAAACATCTAATGAAGAACCAATAACATAATCATGTACCGTAGCTTCTGCACTAGAGTTGGCGTATGTTGTGTCAGCTGATTGATAAACAATTTCATCGGCAACATATACGCCTGAACCACCAGATTTCAATGTAAACCTTGTTCGTGGATAGGAATCTATAATTTGTCCATCAATTTCTGCATTACCAGTGAGAATTAATTCATTAGAGAATACAAATTGTTTCATTTTCAATGCATAAACATAAACATTACCACCACGACCACGACCTAATGTATAAAACATTGCTTGGTTGTTTTCGTTTTCCACAAAGGTAATTTCAAAGAAGTTTTCAATTAATGGAATGTAAATCAAATCACCTTCAAATGGGCGTATTTGATTTACTGTTGAGGCAAATCGACGGCGAGAAACAAGGAGAGTTAATTCATCTCGGATTTCAAGACCAAATTTGGACATGAAATCACCTTCACCATCCATACCAGTCACATTTTCTAAATACATTTCAATTGGGTAAGATGATGTATATTGTTTTAATGTATCTTCACCATACAATAAATCTTCACTATCACCACTTGATCGTGGCATATAGTAAACATCCATACCATTAATACCAAGAGACTCGATTACAAGGTCTTCCACCAGTAATTGCTCACTGGTGACTTGATTAGCTGGAAAATTATTAAAATAGAAATTAGTTGCCACGAAATTTAACCTAACAGTATTTCATTTGGCAATACATTAATAATTTGCATCTCTTCTTCTAGCTTATTAATTTCTTCAACAGCCTCATCATAAATCTCTTTACCATTTAGAGTTACACCACCTGGCAATTGCACACCAGCAAACTTTTTAAGGTTGTTACCCCATTGCATTTTGATTAATGCATAAGCATACTTCTTTAAGAACCTATCACCCCAAACATCTGGATTACCAGAGATTGTTGCAGAGACATTGGCTGCTGTGTTGACCATTGGGCCACGAATTCTTAATGATGTTGGCGAATCAATTTTATCTACTTGAAAACTATCAACACTATTGAATGTGATAAAATCATTTTCTAGAAACTGTTGATCGTATGTTGTACCATAACCAGTTACGACATTGCTTCCAGCTGTATATGATACAGTACCAGTTAAAGTAACTGTTGATGGATTCAATGATCTATAACATTCAATGATAACATAATCACCTACTTGAACATCTCTTGTCCAATCTATGTCAATGAATACTTTGTTTTG